CTCATCCCACTGCCATTCCGGCGGGTTGCCTTCGCTCATCTTGCCCCAGCCGGTCTTGACCGTGTCGTGATCGAAGACGACGACGTCGAGCGCGGTCTCATCCTTGTTGAAGACCCAGGCGTTCGCCGATGGCATGAAGCGAATGTAGTTTCCGCCGCTGCCGCCGTTGTTGATGTTGAGAATGCTCATTGCCTTTTACCTTTCACCTTAAACACGCACGCGGATTGCGTGCGATCCCTCACCGTGTCGCCCCGTACCAGGCGATCAGCGCCGCATCGCTGCGGCCATTGTCTTTTGCTCTTGCGAATTGCCCCGCCGCTGCGGGCATGAGTTCGGCTGCGCGCAGGCGGCCGCCGTCTTTTCCGCCGCGCATATCGCAGGCCTTCTGCCAAACGCGGGGCGCCACCCAGTGCGTCTCGATCTCGAGCGCCGCCAGGACGCCGACGAGTTGCCCAACGCCCATCGCGAATGACCAGGTCGACGACAGGCCTTGACCAGGCATTGCGCCGACGCGCTCGATGAACGCGACGTCGGGCCGGTGCGTTTGCAACACGGCCGCGATCATCGCCGCCGAGATCTCTCGCTTCGCCTTGCCGTTGCGCTCGACGACGCCGGTCGGCATATCGATGATGAGAACTTCGCCGCGCAGCGTGTCGAAGAACGCGAGCGCGCCATTGATGCCGGGGTCGATGCCGCAGACTTTCATCAGACGTCTCGCCTCTCGACAAAGATGTCCCAGGACTTGTCGCAGCAATGCAGGAAACGACGGCGATCTACGCGCTTGGATGCGACGCGAGACGTGATGCCCAACAAGATCGCCGTCGAAAGCTCAAGTGCTTCGTGGATATCGCCACGCTCATCGATCACCGTGTTGAGGTACAACTCAACCTCATCGTTGATGGCGTCGCGGAAGGTGAGCGCGAGGCGTTCGGCCGTTGTCATTTGCTTGACCCCGCAGCCTGGCGCAGGCGCTGATCAAGGCTCGGCTCGCCTTGCTTGATGAGGTGATCGCGCAGGATGGCGTCGATGAAGGCGGCCATGGTGCGGTGGTTCGACTGTTGCTGCGCGCGACGGATCGCCTCGTAGGTCGAGGTGCGCAGGCGCACGCAGACAGGCTTCAGCGGGTCCATGTAATAGCTCCTTCATGAGGTCCGTTTGGCTTGTGTATGGTGATTTGCTGGCGCTTGGCAATCGTTCCGCTTGCGCTTCGCTGTGGATGAGCGACTCAAAATGAGTCAAAACAAATTTTTTGGGTACAAATGCTGCGTTTGTTCTCTATACACGAATGTTAACCCGTCGTTAATTATTACAGCTAAGTTACTTTGGAGGGTACGAGTATGGTGCGTATTTACATTGAGACCTTCACCCCAGACGAAACCCAGTCACCGTTCTGCCAGCAATTCGGTCACGTTGACGGCGTGCTAGATGTCACTTTTGAGGGGCGCACGCGGCAATGTGAGGCGCGTCATTATGATCGGAATTATTGGATAATTCGCGGTGTTTTGGTTGTCTTCCCATTTTCAAAACAACAATGGGCGGCGGCGCTTTATTATTTCCCTGACACCGGCCGCATCTGGCTGCGCCCCAATGATCATGGGTTGCAAGGCAATCGCTGGCCTGCGCCGCGCTTGTCCGGCTTCGTCGCCGATCTGCACGATGCGCAAACGGAGCAGGGCACTTGACGTTTGGCTCTTGTATCGATTAGATAGCGTACAGATAGCAATCGAAGGGATTGGACCAATGACCGCAGGCAAGCCGCACAATGGCAAATATGTTGCCTACTACCGCGTGTCGACGGACAAGCAGGGCAAGTCAGGTCTCGGCCTTGAGGCACAGCAAGACGCGGTGCGCCGCTACTTGAACGGCGGCACCTGGACGCTGGTCGGTGAGTTAACTGAAGTGGAGAGCGGCCGCCGGTCACGGCGCCCGCAGCTTGAGGCCGCCATTGCGCTTGCCAAAAAGCAGAAGGCAACGCTCATTGTTGCCAAGCTCGACCGCTTGTATCGCAACGCCTACTTTGTCGCCAAGCTGATGCATGACCGCGTCGACTTTGTCTGTGTCGACAATCCTCATGCCAGTAAGCTGACCATCCATATCTTGGCCGGTGTCGCCGAGCATGAGGCCGAGCTGATCAGCGAGCGCACCAAAGCGGCGCTGGCAGCCGCCAAAAAGCGCGGCGTCAAGTTGGGCAGCCCCGACCCCAAGCGTGCCGCTGACTTTGCCGGCAAGGTGGCGGCCGAGAAGGCCGACAACTTTGCCGAGAATGTCATGCCGATCATCCGTGATCTGCGCCGCAAGGGTCTGTCGACCTATCGCGAGCTGGCCGAGGCGCTCAATGCGCGCGGCGTTGCGACGGCACGCGGCGGAGAATGGTTCGCTTCAACGGTACGCAATTATTGTGTGCGGATGGAGGGTAAGTAACCGCCATGCATAAGCTGGACGACGTCACCGACCGGCAGGGGCGCAGCATCGGCTGCATACTTGAGCGCGACGACATGATTATGGCGATCAGGCCAAACGGCGACAGCCGCGAATGCGGCAACCGGTCCAGTGCTGTGTGGTGGCTGGAAGAAAAGGCAGCGGGACGCGATCCCGAAAGACGAACACGCGGTGAGCAGGCGGTTGACTGGGTGGTGATGGGGATCACCGTGCTGAGCCTCATTTACTATCTCTATCTGTGGCTTGCTGGTTGAGCCAAAGCTCAAGTTGAAGGTGATCAAAATGGTTTGCTGGTCATGTTTTGTCACCCCCTAAAAATATCTTGTTGATCGGTGAACCACTATGGCAGCCAAACCGTCACAAAAAGGTAAGCGTAAGGTTAAGCGTAGGGGAGATCCGGCCATGGTCGTAGTGTTAAACCACGCGCGCGAAGACGCGTGGAACTCTCACTGTTACCTTGGCGGTCGGAACTGCGCGCGGCTGACCATCCCGTGTGTGACGGTCGATCAGGTACGCGACGCAGGGTTGATCTTGGAGGCCTTGGGGCATGAGCTGAAACGGATTGCGGACGACCCTGGCTCAGTTGCAGGCAAGGTGTTTGAGGCGCGCTGGGTCATCCAGGCGGCGCACAAGACCCTGAAGGGTGGAGTTTCTTACAAAGGCGCGAGGTGAGGGAAACAAGATCTAGTGGGTGTGATTGAGTGAAGCGTTTGTACAAATGACAAACGGTAACAAATTCTGAAACAGTCGCTAAATGCTGGCGATTTATCTGACAGGAGGCTGGGATGAGTAGGTTCCATTCGCATAATCAATATTGTGTCACATGGCGCAACAAACACAACATATTGTGTCGCGTCTGCGACGTTGTCGCCGTCGTGGCACTGTTCGGCACAGCATATGTTGTGATGTCTGTGGCTGCAATCCTCGACCTTGTCGTGGCAGGAGGGCAGTGACATGGTGGGTAAACTCACACCAGACACAGAGCTGTCATGCTCACGCCTGCCGGCTGTCATGGGGCTGTCGCCCTGGTCGACGCCCAATGATGAGCTGGCAAAGACCATCGATGCCATGGCCGGAAAGACCTCGACCTGGAACGGGAACGAGGCGACCAGGTGGGGTGACCGCATGGAGCGCATGATCCTGGAGGAGGCGGCCACGCGCCTCGGCGTCATGCTTGAGTGTCCGACGGTGCCCTTCACCGCGCCAGGCATTAAGCTGAATGCATCGGTCGACGGCATCGGCCACCCGGTCGGCGAGCCGTTCGAGATCGTCACCGATCCCGAGCGCGGCATCTATGTCCTTGGCGCCGACAGCGTAATAGTCGACGGACCTGGTATCCTTGAGAGCAAGCTGACCCAGAGCGCGCCGGAAGATGAGCCGGCCGCCTATCGCGGGCCGATCCAGCTTCAGGGCTGCATGATGTGCACCGGCTTCAACTGGGGCGCGGTGTGCGTTTTGTATCGTGGCATCGAGATGCGGGTCTTTGTCTACCCAAAGCTGCAGGCGGTGCATGATCAGATCACTGATGCGGTCACCCAGTTTGAGCGGCGGAAGCTTGGCCCTGATTGGTATCCGCCGGTCAGCGCGGCCGACGCAGCGAGAACTTGGGCCACGGCCGAGGAAGACGCGCCGCCCGTTACGCTGGGCGCTGACGCCGCTGCGCTGGTCGACGATATCCTCACCGCCCGCGAGGTGATCAAGGCGTCAGAGGCCACGCTAGAGGCAGCCAGCGCCGCTCTCATGGAGATGCTTGGCAACCACACCGAGGGCATCGTCACCGACGACGACGGGCACCAGTACCGGGTGCGCTGGCCCATCCGAAAATACAAGGCGCAGCCTGCAAAGACGCAGCCTGCAAAGGAGGCGTACCAGGTGAGGCTTAAAACACTTGAGATCAAAGATCTGAGTACAGCGTAAGAAGAAGGGCCGGGGATTACCCGGCCCTTTGCTTTACCAGCGCGAAGGGAAGATGCCCTCGACGCAGATGCATGGCTGAGGCGCTTCGCCCCAGGGAATGATGCGGCCGGTGTTATCCTTCGGCCGCAGATCGGGCAGGGCAAAATTGCGGATGCCGTCGCCGCCATACATTGTGCCGAGAAGCGCGAACAAGGCGGTGTTCTGTTGGATCGACAGTTGATGCCCATCGCAAAGCAGCCAGCCCTTCGGCGGGAAATTGCCAGCGAACCAGCCGATGCTGGCGAGGTAGCTTTCCGGTCCCATGCTTACTTCCTTTCTCCCTGGCACCACGCATCGCGGCGCGCGTTGTTGACCTTGATCTCGGTGATCGTCTGATCGGTGTCCTTTTTCGACCAGGTGATGTCCTTCCAGACAGCGCAGGCCGACAGGTTAGTCTCTTTGGTTGCGGTCATGCTCCCGCAGCCGGTCAGGGCTGACAGGCACAAGATCGCCAGCGCGTATCGCATCGCTTGTCCTCCGTAGTGCGTCGGCGGTCGCAGCCGCCTCGATCTCCGCGACAGCGTCGGCGCGGATTTTCAGGTAAGCCCCGCCCAGGATCGCGACGACGAGCGCAGCAATCGCCAGGTAGCGGCCGAGTGGGGTGAAGAGGAGACTAAACACCGTGCGCCTCCATGTGCTTCTTGCGCCAGTACCAGATCGCTGCGCCGAGGCCGACGATTGCAGCCATCATCAGGAACTGCGGATTGCTGAACAGTCCCATCACAGTGCCAAACATATCGTTTGCTTCTTGTACTTGCTCAACCACCTCTTTGGCTGCGCCGACAGAACCGAGAGCGCCGATGGCGACCGCGCTGTTGCCTTGCTTGCTTTCGACAATGGTGCGCTCTTGCTTTGGCACCGGCACCATCTCGCTCTCGTAATTGTCGGCCCACATCTTCTTCGCTGTGGCGAGGCAGACGCGCCGGTCGGCGATGCCATTGGTGCCGCCGTTGATCTTCTTCGTGACGGCGACGATGTCATCCTTGTCGGCGCAGGCGTTGATGTTCCGGCTCTTCCAATACTCGCAAGCAATCCGCAGCGATGTCTCAGGGTCTGCCGCCTTGTCAGGATCGTTGACAAGATCGATGCCCAGGATGTCGCCATACTTCTTGTAGTTGGCGCGGCCCGTGAGCTGGAAGATGCCACGGCCAGCATACCGCTTGCCGTCACCAGGCTCAATGTTGCCCAAGTCTTTGCGTCCCTCGTACCGTTTCTGCGCGTCGGTCGGACCCCATATCTCATGCATGAATTTGAAGCCGCCGGTCTCATGCGCAGCCTGCGCCCAGAAGTGAGCCTCGCGCAGCGGCGTGTTGATCTGGTACTCGGCCAGGACGGCAGGCGCTACTTTGGCGAACTGCTTCAACAAATCTTTCTTTGCTCGAGGAGCAAGAGCGCAGAGGTCTTCGTAGAGAGATGTCGACATTGGCGTTTCCTTAGTGGGTGACGATAGCGATTGCGACAATGATCAGGATGATGAGCGGCACACCAACGGCAGGCACGGCCCACATCATCATGCGGACAAACTCTTCGCGTTCCTTCGCTGCTTTTAACGCCGCAGCCTTTTGTCGTTTGCGTACCTCGGTGATCTCTTTATTCAGTTCATCGATGATGCGCAGGCCGTACTGCGCGACCAGCTCGTTCTGCACTTGCTGCTTCAGCGCCTCGACTTGCTTGCGCGCCGTGAGAGCCTGCAGCGCGATCTCTTCTGCGCTTCCCTGGACGCCCCACCCTCGAGGCGGATCAGCGGCAAGCTTTGCCAGGTCCGCCTCAGCGCCCATGATTGCTGACATATCCTTCACCAATGCGTGGACATCTTTGCCAAGCGCGATGGCTTGCTTGATGCCCTCCGTCGCCGCCTTTGCAGTGGCGAGTATGGTGAAGGGGTCGAGCATTAGTGCGGTAGCTTTAACGCAATCGCCCCAAGCGTCGCGATGATGAACGCCGCAGAGGCCATGAGGATTTGCTCGATCCGCTTTAAGCGCGCATTGATCGCTTCGTATCTAATCTTGCACACCTCCTCATGTGAGTTGAGCCGTGCCTCTGTTTCGCTTATCTGTGCCATTGCCGTCGCCATATTAGTTGCCACCCTTGATGATGTTCACAAACCTAGAGTTGGCCTCGAGCGCGATCAGTTCATGGCGCTGTCCGACTTTCCAGTCGATCACATCGCCTGCTTTTGCTGTCATTTCCCATCCATCGCCATGTGCTTTGAACGAGCCCCGCGCCACGATGGTGATGTGTACTGTTGCTTCATCATGATTATGCATAGGAAGAATATCCCCCTCTGCAACAGCATCATAGATGCTGCCTTTCAATTTACCCAATGCTAGTTCTGTCCAATTCATTGGGCTCATCAGATCACCGTAGGTGTTGGGCCAGTTGCTTCAGGACCAGTTAGTACTGTGACCTCAGGCTCAGGCTCAGGTGGCCGAGGCGGTTCTTGCTCTGAAGTAAGAAACCATTCCGTTCCATCAAACACAGCAAACTGTCCATTTGGAATTTCTGGAACAGAAACATCGGTCCAAGGACCGGGCTGGTACCCTTGCCCTTCTGGGATGTCTTGATAGATGCCGTGGTAGTACCCGGCATAATCATACTGGTAGATGCGATAGGTGTTAGACACGGCTCACCTCAAGTTTTGATGTATGGGATAGGAGCAGGCGCAAATGTACCAAATGCACTTGCTGAAGCAGGCAAAAGATTAGGAACAGGAAACTGAGTTGCTGTTGTATAGCCAGCACCAGTAGTGGTGTATGTGTTAGTCGTGCTACCTGTTGCAGAGCGACCAACAAAATTTGATCCAGAGACGGCACCATAATAGCCAAGACGACCAGAGATATATCCCCAGTTTACAAGGTCTGATGAATACCAATACGCGCCATTGCTATTTGCAATGACATGATAGGTTCCATCTGTTGTGTAAGTGTTATAATTATTTTTCAACGAAAGATATGGATCGGTACCACCTGTATTTCCAAGCCCAAGTGTGTTGGTTGTTTGAGACCACGAGCCACTTGCGCCTGTCGTGCTACGCAAGACAATCCCAAGGTTGCAGAACGCATAAAAATACGTTCCAGTCCAGATAATCTTATAAAGGTTGGTAACGCTTGGGAAAGAAGAAGTAATGTTTGAAGTCACATTGCTCCATGTATTTCCGTCTGCAGTATACCAAAGCTGCCATGTTGTTGCTGACGGAGTGTAAAGAGCAAGTGCGCTGCTGGTTCCAGCCTGCACACAATGTGGTTCAAAACCTAGCGTGTTCGTTGGGGGCGAAGAAGCAGCCGTCCATGTTGTACCATTGGTGGAATAGTACCAATAGAAGGGGTTTGTAAAAACATCGTCACAGCCATTCCAATATGACGTAGCCGTGTTCATAATTCCACGGCCCCATGTTTGGTTTCCTGCAATAGCCAAAGCAGAGCCAGCATTTGTTCCAGCCGTAAATGTTCTCTGTGTCCAGGTTGCCAAGTCTGTACTTGTCTGATAGTTAACCGTTGAGTTAACTACCGGATACATTTTTGTAATCATCACATAAGTAGAAGCGAAGTAGGTAACTGTGCCTTCCTTAATGTACGGCGCAGCAGCAGTTCGCAGTGTGAATGTAATGCCGTCAGTTGACGTGCGAAGAGCATTTGCAGTTGATGATAATACTGGTACGTTTGCAGAGCCGTTCATAAATACCGTGTTGTTAACGGAAGTTATGTAAGAACCCGCTGTTGCTGTGTTAGAAGCCATTGCCAAACTAGAATTACGCAACGTCTCACTGGACGGCAGCATTGGGGAACCAATGACCGTAGAAAGTGCAGAATAAGACGAACGGTTATAAATCGTTCCATCGCACTTTAGATAGCCAGTTGGTGCGGTTGATGAAGGATAGTAGATAATGCCGCCAGTTGGAACGCCTGCTGGAGTTGCCGGAGCCTGCGACACCCAGTTCGTGCCGTCAGATGTTAACAGATTACCAGCAGTACCCGGTGATGTAATACCAGTACCGCCATTTGCAGCAGGAAGCGTACCTGTTACACCAGATGTCAAAGACACATTTGTAATTGTGTTGCTTGACCCGCTGATTGTTTTATTTGTCAGCGTTTGAGTGTCTGTTGTTCCAACAACGGTGCCGCTCGGCGCAGACAATGTAGAGATTGAACCCAAACCAAGATTCGTGCGCGCCGTTGCTACACTTTGTACGTCAGACAGATTGTTGGCTGCGGCCAGATAGCCAGACCCAGAGATGTAAGCGGCAACCCACGCGCTGCCAGTGTAGACCTTCATGCCACCGACTGCGGAGCTGAAATACAACGCGCCAGCGACAAGAGCATTGCCGTCATTGTCGGTTGCCGGGTCGCTTGCCTTTACGCCGAGGTATCGATCATCGAAGCTATCGAACGACGCGAGCGTCGCATCGCGTGCAGCCTCTGCCGCAGTCTGAGCTGACAACGCGGAGGACGCAGCCGACGATGCCGTCGACGCAGACGTGGCAGCGGCCTGGGCGTGATACTTGGCGCTGTACTCGCCGCCGGCCACCGTGCCGGTCGTCTTTGTCGCCCAATCATTGGCGAGCGCAGCGGAGGCGGACGCCTCGCTTGCCTTCGTCGTTGCGGTCGATGCGGACGCGGTTGCGGATGAAGCAGAGCTGCTTGCGCTAGACGCGGCGCTTGTCGCTGTTGAGGCGGAAGACGTCGCCGATGCCGCGCTTGCTGCAGCGGATGTCACGTTGGCGGCCGTTGATGCTGCAGCGGAGGAAGACGTTGCGGCAGACGCAGCCGCAGCCGATGCCGACGCGGCAGCATTGGTCGCATAGGTCTGCGCATTCGAGACTTCGCTCACCGTTGGGCCAGCAATCGGATTGCCGTTTACATCAAAGGCAAGTGTCTTGCTTGCGCGAGACGAGGCAACTGGCAGGACCATGTTAACGGTGCCGCCGTCCTCGACCGCTGCAGGGTCATACTGCGGAGCCTTCAGCGTGCGCTTGTTCTCTTCAGCGAGCTGTTGGATCATCACGATCTGGCTGTCGAGCTGTTCATTCAGCGACGCGGCCAGCAGATCGCCAGCCGTCACAAAGTCAGTCGTGCGCTCGATGGCGCGTGAGCCAATGATGGTGATCGTATCGCTGCCGGTCGCGGCGCTGGTCAGCGTCACCGAGCCGGTGCCGTTGGCGTTGATCGTCACAGTGTAGTTGGTCGTCAGCGTCAGCTTGGTCGAGTTCTTGTAGACGGCGATGTCGGTCGCCGCGAGAACCTCAAAGGAAAACGCATAAGGCCCGACGCCTGCCGAGCCAGTGTAGACCACTCTGCGGGTCACTGCATTGATCGAGTAATCGGCCATCGGTCAGTCCTTTTGTCGTTTGTACATCATCAAGGGTTGGAGTTGATCTTCGCCTCAAGCAGAGGGTCTTCTTGCATCAGCCTCGCGCGAGCGGCTTTGCGGAACAGCGAGACCATGCGGTTGATCTCCGCTGCCTTGTCGTCTTTCGTTGGAAGCTTGAGATAGTCTTCGCTGGTGATCAGGCGCTGCAGCGTTGGCAGCAATGTCTGCGACCCATCGTAGCCGTTGCTATCAGGCAAGCGGCCTGCGCCTTCGCCAGACAGGTCGAGCGTGTTAGCAAGTGTGATCAGTCGATTGTACTGCAGCGCATTCAGATCGACGCCGTTGATCTTCTTTGGCGTCAGCGCGAACCCGCCGCCGATGTTGACGATCTCCTGGTCGACCATGCTGTAGTCGGCCTTCTTGATCTTGACCGGCGACAGGAAATCCCAGGCGTTGCCATATCCGGCAACCATCGGCTCGGCCCACTCATTGAGGCGCGGCGGCAGCTCTTTGTTGAAGAACGGGTTCTGCGCCTTGAATTTCTGCAGGGCCGTGTAGAAACCCTTCGTCATGTCGTCGAGTTCGGTGACGTCCTCGCCAAACAAGCCCTTCTCAGGCGGCATCGTGTTCTTTGCAATCGGGTCGCGAGACCTCGAGATTGCGCCGCCCAATCCACCGCCGCCAGGGACAAAGGCCAAGACGCCACCGGCAGCCTTCTCGGCGAAGAACTGAGCGATCTTCTCGGTGCGCTCCTGGCGGTTCTGGATACGCATCGCCGCAGTCAGATCGGCGACGCCCTGGATGAGCGGCAGCTCGAGAGCATAGTTGGCGATGGACGTGCCGACCGCCGCCATCGACAGCTTGTCGAGGACGTCAGGCCCGCTCTCATAGTTGGCGTAGTAGGCATAGTCAGCCGCGATGCCGATCATGCCAGACAGCGGATCGAAGCGGTTGTAGCTGATGCTCTTGTAGCCGCCGTCGTCCTGCTTCACCGAGATCGAGTAGGGCTGGTGGCCCAGGCGCAGCCAGGCTTCGCGTGCGTTCGGGTTGGCCGGTCCATTGCCGTTGATGATGACCTCGCCATCCATCTGGTTGCCCCAGGATGAATAGGCAATCGTCCCCATGAGCATCGCGCCCATGCTCATCTTCGCCATGGCGATGTCCGCCTCACGGCCGCCAGCCGTCAGGGCTTTGTACTGGCTCGGCATGATCGGGATCGGCAGGCGCTCGAGGACGGCCTCGCCAATGCGCATCGGCGTGCGGAAGAACGGGACGACAAGCTTGCCGACAGGATGTGCGAACGCGGTCTGCGCGCCAGCCAGCATCGAGCCAGGCTCAAAGCCTTTCTGGAATGTCATCTCCTTCGCAGCATCCTGGATGCGCTGCGTGACAACGGCAGGCGGGTCATTGAGGATGCGCAGGCGCTCGGCCTCTGCCAGGCGCGTCGCGTCGGCCTCGCTCTTGCCCAGGGCGATGGCCTCGTCGAAGACCTTGTGCTGCGCGATGACGGCCTCGCGGTTGAGACCCATGCGATAGCCGATGGCCTTAAAGAACTCGTCCTCGGCCAGGAGGAAACGACCAGGCATACGGACTGCGACGCCTAGAGCATTGACCGCGCCTGCGCCATAATTGCCGGTGCGGAACTGTTCGTAGATCTCGCCAACGTCGCCCGACGTGCCAATGGCGCGGCGGTTCCTCACCTCGAGCTTTGAGGCAATGTCCTGCGGGCCTTCGGTGCGCAGCACATCGGCTGCGACAACTAGGCCATCTTTCCAACCCTCGGCGATGCCCTGCGCCTCAGCAAAGGCCTCGCGCACGACGACACGGTCCATGTTGCCGGTAACGGTCGAACGCGCGCCGCCGATCACGCCGGCAATGGCTGTCTCCATGACGCGCGTCATGCCAAAGATCGCGTTGCCGGAGACGTTGAGGATGTGCGACACGGGATTGGACAGGAGGCTGTTGACGTAGACCTCTGCCATCACGTCCATCGACTTGTTGACGATGCCGCCCTTGAGGAAGTTCGACCGCTTTGTCGGATCTTTGATCGACATATAGGCGGTCATCTGGTGTTCGATGTCTTCGACCGTTTCCGAACCGAACAGCTTGACCAGCTCCTGGCTGCGGGTCGAGACATCGGCCCCGGTGACCTTGCCCATCTGCGAGATGACATACAGCGTGCGGCCGGCCTCAGAGCCTGCGCCGCTGATGTTGGCGAGCATGACAGCCTCGATGTTCGCCATTTGCCTGGCACGCGCCATGGCGGCAGCTCGCGCCTCCGGCTCGGTGATTGCGAAGGCCGCCTTGGTCGCCGCCTCGGTTTCACCGCGCAGGCCGACCGTGACCAGGTAACCGGCCAGAACGTCCTCGGCCGCCGCACCTTCACCGGCCGACCGTTTCATCCATTCAAAGACCGTCTGGTCGACCGCCTTGTTGTTGGCCTTCTCGAGGAGCGCCTCAAAGTTAAGCGTGCCGCGACGGGCCTCTTCAAACAGCTCACGGTTGGCGTCCTTTAGGCGGGCCGTGTAGTCGGCCAGGTCCAGGTCGCCGATCTCCTGCGCGATCTTGGGGAAGTTGATGCCCTTCTTGTACTGGCCGCCTAGGGCAGCATCAATGCGCAGCGCCTCTTCATCCGTCATCGGGCGGACCAGGGCAAAGTCGCCGACAAACTGGATCGGCTCATCCTTCATCGGCGGCTGGGTGCGGGTCTGCGCATCGTCAACGCGGCGGTTAAACCGCTCAAGGACGGCATTCCCGATGTCCCTGATGGTGTTCATGCGGCCGGCCACCTGGACCGGCTGTGCAGGCTCTGCAGGAGGTTCCTGGCCCAATGCGACAGCGGACGACGCATCGGCCGGGGCAGGGGCCGTCTCGTCGACGCCGATCTGCATATCCGGCTGTTCGACATTGGTCGGCTGGGTCGCCGTTGCCGTCAGATCGAGCGCCGCCTGCGTACCGTTAGAGTCGACGACACTCTTGAGGATCTCGGCGGGGTCGGTCGGAATAGCCATGCCATACGGTCCTGTTGTTTTTTGTACAACCGCACCGAGGCAGCATGGCCTCGATGGGGCGAATTACTTTTTGGGCGGGGCTTCCTCAGCCTTGTCGCCCTTCACGCGGGCGACGCTACCTGTCAGGTACAGTTCCTGAGCCGACTGCCCCCGGCTCTCCTTGGCGATCTGATCGCGAAGCATCCGAGCCGAGAAGCTGTCCTTCCCGTACTTGTCTTCCGTCTCGCGGAGCAGGTTTTCCAGAATTGAGGATGCCATCGTACTGACCCCTGAAGAAGACCTTGGTATCGTACCATACGACTTGCGCCGATGAAACGCCACCCCTTTGGCCGACCTCTTCCACGACATCTCGGAAAATGCGCAGCTTCTCTTGCATCGTCTCGGCGTGGCGCGCCGAGTTATAGGCGTCGTCAAACTCGGGTATGTATTGGAAGCGAACGCCGACCAGGCCAGCGGTGTCAGGGCCGCCAGCTCGCGCCTGGACGTTAACGCGGTCGGAATGCCGCATATCTGTGACAAAGGTAAACCCGTCGATGCCCTTCTCGGACAGAATGTCCGTAAGCTCGCGGATCGCGTCGGCCGACTGCTTCTTGGCAAAATAAATCTCGACACCTGGTCTAGCGTTCATCGCCGATTTGCCCAGGCTGTCGTTGGTAAAGTCGGGAGCCTGGCGAAGAACACGCGACACGAAGACCGCGTCTTGGTCATATTCCTTGCCCAGCTCGACAACGCGGCGTTCCAGCGGCGCAGGGTCAAACCCCTGGCGCGTGACGACCTCGACATCGAGAGCGCGCTCATCCTGCTTCATAAAGCGGCCGTAGGTGTTGGTCGCCTTGTACATGATCACGCTGCCATCGGTACGAAGCACGTCGTCGATCTCGGCAGCCAGCTCGGCCTGTGCGTAGTTCGACATGGGTCGGCCAGGCCGCTCGCCGGAGATGCCAAGTAGGGTGCGGTCGACCGGCGCCGCCAGTTCCTCGAATGTTTGCTGCGCAGCCGCTCGATCTGCGTCTGTCGGAGACGCCGAGCGGATGATCTTTTGCAGGCGATCTCGGGTGTAGAGTTCCGTGTCGAGCTGTTCCTGCAGCGCATCACGCTGCGCCTTATCGAGCGATTTGTCGCGGAGCTGCTTGCGCAGCCCATCGATGCGATCCAGCAAGCCGCCCTCAATCTGTTGATCCAACTCCGCTTGCGCGGCGATGCGATCCGCGTCTGACGGGCCGCCGGCATTGATGGTGCGGCGCGCGTCGGTGAGGGCAGCCGGGTTAGACGTGCCGGCACGGTTGGCCTCAAAGTCGAGAGAGCCGCCTTCGCCTGCCTTATTCGTCCAGCCCTGCTTCGTCCACTTTTCCTTTTCAATAAACCAGGCGACAGCCTGCAGATCATCAGGCCCGAGGGTCTGGCCGGGGATGATGTTGTTTGCGTTGATGCGCTCGGCGGCTTCCCTGAACACTTGCTGGCCGAACCCAAACTCACCGCCGACGCGGGGGTTCTCAAGGGTCGAGCCGACGCCGTGCTTGCCGCTGACAGCCTTCTCGGCGGCCGGCGGGATGCGAGGCAGGCCAGCCAGGTCTGTTAGATAGCGCGCCGCCCACACGTCGACGGTCGCCTCGTTGGTGTAGCCGATGAGGTTGCCGGTAAAGTTAGGCGTCTTCGGCGACGCGCCGGTCTTGATCTGGCGGAAGGTGTCGATCAGTGCACCAGTCGACGTCGGGCTGTTGGTGCCGAACAACGTGCCGGCCGCCTTGGTTAGCATTGGATATTCCTCCAACGCCTTGGCAAGCGCGGCTTCCTTCGTCATGCCGCCTTCTTCATAACCCTTGCGGATCGCCGAGAAGACCTTGTTCGGGTCTTCTCCGGCAGCAATCGCGCGCTCATAGTTCGCGATCTCTTTGTCATACTCGCCGCGCGAGAAGCGACGCATGATTTCGACGGCATTGTCCCAGTTGGTGCGGACGTTTGTTTGGGCGCTGGTGGTGCCGAGTAGATCGGCGAAGAGATCGGCCATGCCGCCGAACTCATCGCGCAGACGGTTGCGCATATCGCGATACCAGGACGCCTGCGACAAGATGAACTCAGCGTCCTTGTCGCCCTGCGCCGCGCGCTTCACAACGTCGTCGACGCCGGCAACGACTTTGTCGACAATCTGCCCCTTCCACTGATCCTTGCTGACGCCGGCCGGCGGTTGGTCAAATCCATAAGCTGGCTGCTTCCACTTCGGCTCGAACTTTCCATCCTTCATCGCGCCGCCAACCAGCTCAAGAGCGCGCCAGCCTTCGCCTTCTGGATACTCTGATCGAACGCGGTTGACTTCATCCATGGCCTGCAGGCGAAGCGCGGTCGAACCCTTGCCCTTAAACAGGCTGTTAACAGTCGCCTGGTCACTCTTCATCACCTGGCGAATGATCTTATCCAGCGGGCCACCTTCTGCGTCTTGCGGCATTCCCAGGCCAGCGACGCCGAGACCACCGACAACTTTTGCTGCAGCCTCAGGGTTGTCCTTGATAACTTTGAAGCCTCTCATCACCCCGTCGATCAGCCCACCAAGGCCTGCGCCTTCAAGCACGCCGAGCATACGGGCGCGCAGCCTTTCTTCTGGGCCAGCGTCTTCAGAGACCTTATTGTCTAGGAATTGCGTCAGGTCATTGTCAAAGCCGAAATCCCTGGCGAGCGTCGACAGGTTCCCTTCGGTCGGGTCCATCAACATATCGACCACAGCGCCGGATGCGATGTTGCCAAACGTGCTACCGCCCATGCCAAGCGTGCGCGTCAGCATCAAGGCGCTGACGACATTGACGCCTGTGCGTGCAATGCCTTCGGCGAGCGACTCAGGTTCCCAGTTCGGCAGCACGCCCTTGACTGCGTCGCGCGCAAACTGCGGGCGGTTGTCCATTCTATTCTGATTGTCGATCAGCTCTGCGCCGACATCTAGGACACCTTGCGCCGTGTCACGGAGACCGCCACCGATGGCGCGCATTGTGCCCGCTGCAAACTCATTACCGAACGTTGGCGACGGGGCATCACCAAGCGCCGCAGCGTCAGGCGACATCCCGTTTGGGGTCGGCAGTTGCAGCGTCGGAACTTCATCAACGACAAGACGGCCGCCGTCTTTGTAGATCGGCACGCCGCTTGAGAACATTGTCCACGACTGATTGAGGGCGCGTTCGAGATCCATTACCTTGCCCCCGTATTGTTGATTGCGTCGAGCAATTGCTTAAGGTCGGCGATGTACTGACCAGATTGCGCAGGGTTGTAATAACCGCGTTCATTCGGCTGCCGCGAGTTTGCTGTCGCGAGAGCGGCGCGCACGTCCTCGAGCGAGGACTCGTTGGTGATGTCGTAGCCCTTGCTCTTCAACACAGCGCGCAGACCTATGATGCGGTTCTCAGCTTCCTTGAGCTGTTCTGCGCTTGGCCCAGCTCCCCTGATCTCTTCAGCGCGCTTGCGCGCATACTCGACAGCGTCGAACGGTTTGTCGTTTGCGTCGGCCTCTGCCTTCTTCGCGATGATCTCGTTCTGGATTGTCGTCACGCGCTGCATCGCGCGGCGATCTGTCGCAGACGGGTTGATGATGTTGCGATCAGGATAGCCGAGGATATTCTTGACGACGGTCATCGCGTCGCCAACGCGCTTGTCATCAAACGCATTGACCTTGTCGAGAAGAGCGCGGCCGTCTGTAAACGACAGCCGACGATCCGTCACAGCATCCATGACGCGCTCGCGCGTCAGCCTGCCACGCGCCAGCTCATTCTCCATGAAGAAGACAACGCCAGGCTGCGTCTTGCCGCCGTCTGTGTCAATGATCGAGCTGTACTTTTCAAACCCTTCGGCGTCGCGGTTCTTGTCCATCTCGGTCAGCGCATTGCGCGCGCCTTCGACATCACCGTCACGCCAGGCTGTAATAAATTTGATGCGCGTCTCGCCGACTGCTTTTGTTCGCGCGCGCTCAATCGATGCATCCATGTTTGTTTCCATGGACTGTTGAGCTGTGAGCTGACGGCGGATTTCGTCCTTTGTCTTCGTGCGCTCTTCTTCGCTCATCTGCGACCAGAGACGCTCAATTGGCGTGCCTCTTACCTCACCGCGCAAAACTTGCTGCAGCTTTGCGTAGGTCGGCACGCCGCCCTCGCCAAAGGTATATTTGACGACGCCGTTGCGGATCGATGTGTTGACCTGGTCTTGGAACTCTTTGAGCTTTGTCTTTGCAAGTTCTGCGTCGCCCAGGCGATAGGCAAACTGCAGAACGCGGTTGCGTTCCTGCGCCAGGACGTTGTCGACCGGCACAAAGATTTCATCACCAGGCTCACCCTGGAAACGACCGCCAGCCTGCACAATCGTGTCGACACCGCGCACGACGTTGTCGATGGCCTGCGTGACCGCGATCTTGTCGCGTGCTTGCGCCTTGTCATAAAGATGCTTGGCGTGCGCCGAGTAGCTCGATGACGTCAGCGTCGTCAGCGCCGCGCGAACCGATCCAGCGGTTGCTGGCGATACTTGCGCCAGGGCTGACGAGTAGCCGACGACAATCGAGTCGAGTTGCTTGCGGTACTCCTCGAGCGGCATATCGCTGCGGCGAGCCGTTGCATCGAACTCGGCCAGCTTGTTGCGCGCCTCAATCTCGATGTTTTGCTGCATGGTCCTCAGACCGGCTTCGCGTGCGGCGCGGCCAAAGATCGACGAGGTGTTGCCAGGCATGACGTCCTGGCCGGTCTCCTGACCCTTTTTGAGCTGTTCGATGGTCGGCGCATTGGCAGCGCCATACTCTGCACCCTCGACCCTTGCCTGGGCCGCCGCCTGTTCAAAGGCAAAGTTTGACATCCTGGTCAGGTTCTCAGCCAGGGCTGTTGCGGCTCGCGCACCCGCTTCTTCCGCTGCAGTGTAGATCGGCTGGACAGCTCCGACACGGATGCCAAGTGGCTCATAGCGGGGAAGGGGTGATGCCATTATCCGAGCGCCTTCAGTCTGGTCGCACCTAGCAGGCCCGACCCAATCAGGTTGAACATCCCCATCGACGATGCATTGTCGGCGGCGGTGAGATACTCTGCTTGATTGGCGCGGCCAGACAGGATCGACATCTCGCTATTGCTACGCGCCCAGTTGAACTCATCGACGCCCTTGGTCATGGCGTAATCAGACAGCGTTTGTGCCGAGCCGCTGAACGGATCTATGCCGCCCGCGCTGCCTCGAGCGCGGATCAAGGCATTCGTCTCAATGGTGCGGTTCAAAACGGCGATGCCCTGCTTCTGATATTCCATGGCCTGTTGGTTGCCCTGGATCAAAGCATTCGTCGCTTGGAGCTGATACGCCGCAGACTGTTGCTGCGCGGCGGAATAGCTTGCAATGCCGGAGAAGATTGAGCCGCCAAGGGACAGCGCCTGCCAGCCGCTGAGGCCGGTGCCGAGAATGCCGCCAGCTCCGGCGGTCGTTGTCAGGGCGCTGCTAATCGCGCTACCGGCAGACCCAACTGCCGCACCGGCAGAGCCAAGCAATCCGCCAATCGCAGTACCGGCTGATCCGATTGCCGTTCCTGCCGCAGCAACAAGAGGAACAATAAAGGCCATCGTCTTACCCCACCGATATTTTGTATTCGATCCCCAAGACGGTCATCTGCAGAGGCACCGTCTGGGTGATCGTGATCGCGCCTTCGCGATCATATCCAAGCAAGTTCTCGATCTTCTTGAGACCCGTGTATTCATCAATCGGCTGATCCAGGACGGACGTCCCAAAGTTGCGGAACGCGATCTGACGACCCTGCACCGTGATGTCCTGCGTCTCAAACAGATCGAGGATGATGTCATAGACGCGCTTCTTTGATCCACGGATCGAGCCGCTTTGCATACGCGGCGCAGGAGGCAGTGTCTTGATCAGCGGCGTGAATGTCAGGCCGATCTGATAGCTTGACGTTGCGGCGCGCGTGAAAGACAGCGATCCGCTTGCCACAGTCTTATCAGCCTCGAGGACGCCGTCGCGCACCACCTTGACACTGCGGCCGTTTAGATAGGACAAACCGCTTACACTAGCGGTTGACGATGCGACTGTTGCCTGCTTTGAACAATCAAGCGTGAGTTCTTCTTCGAATAGCTCGACGTAGTAGACATCGCTCCCACCCGTCGTTCGCTTGACAACGGCATAAGCGTCGCTGATGTCGACACCAATCGAGATGAAACTGCCATCTGTCGTCCACTCGCTTGGTGCAATGACCTTTTGAGAGCGCAGCAAAGTGTAGCACGCGATTGATCCATCGGTGTCGTTGACAACGAGAAGCCGGTCGCCTTCATCAGTTGACGTTGCTTTGCGCACCGCCATCTCGCTCGGCTCTTTCAAGAGATGAGACGACAACAGTGAAATCTTTGCTGCAGTGAACGCCGCCTCCGTGTTGAGGTAGATCATCTCCTGCAGCGCCTTGCCCTGACGCTGAATAAAAAGCGTACCGCCCTCGACGTTTACAACGCGAACGCCAGGCCTTGCACCATTCTGCGTCTGAACGCGCAAGAAGAATGTGCCAGGCGTGATCGGATCATCGCTTGGCTGCGGGACGAAGAACTCAGCGCCAGTTGTAAAAACCTGGAGCGCGCGGCCTGGATACATATCGACGATTGCGTTGTACTGGCCGGTGTCTGTTGTGGCTTCGACCGACTCATCGGCCAGGCCTTCACCTGGATTGAAGTCAAAATAATTGCCGACGACAGAACCCCACACCGTCGATGGAAGAGACTTAGACCCGCCAAAGAATAGACGCCCCTGATAGAAACCAACAGTCCTGGGCCATCCGCGAGCCGACGACCAAGCATCTTCATATCCGCGCTCAAACTCCCACGTCCCGCTTGATAGGCGGTCAGTGTTGAAGAACGGCACGGTGACGCGAGCGCGCACTTCGGTGCCGCTGACGTAGTCAATGATGCGTGCGCGGCCGAAGGCTGTCGTGCCGACAATATATTGGTTCACGTCCGACGCGGAGAAGATCGACGACGCCGATGTGATCTTAATGTTTCCGGTTGTTGCAGATGGTGTGATGCTTGCCGATCCACTTGTCGTCGTTACTGTGAACGCATATTTTGGGATGAAGTCAAACGACAGTGTTGACGCCGTCCATGTCGTGTCGTTTCCGCCTCGGAAGATTTTCAGAGGCTGCAAATCTTGATGCACGACAATCAGCGTGTCGTAGCTCTGCGTCCAGCACATCTCTGGGATGATTGATGCAGTGATGCCAGCAATGGCAAGATAGTCGTTGCCGCTGCTATTGATATTGGTTACCAGCGCGCCGTCTTTGAAGACGTACATACGGCCAGGCACAAAGACCAGCATATAGCTTGTCGTCGTCGAGAACTCGAAAGGAACCATGCGCACGCCCTGGCTCGCAAGGTTCGCGGGGAGGGACGCGATGTATCGCGTGCCAGGGCGGCGCTTCGCCCCGCCTTGCGGCTGGACGGTCACGTTAGTGGCCTTTGCTAGACCACTCCGATACTGGTCGATGTCAGAACGCGCACGCAGCTTGGGGTCCATTTCCCCTGTGGTGAAGTCGTTCTGAAGCGCGATAATCTGCATCTCACCCCCTTACGGCGATGAGCGCAAAATCCTCAATCGCTTGCGGTGGCTTGCCGCCGTCGATGTTCATGGCGACACGCATCAGGCCGCCGCGCATATTTTCGCCAGGCGGGCCATATGCCATCGCATGAAAGAAGTCGGCCTTGCCACTCGAGTCAGCGACAGGGATTGAAAACATAGACGCCAGTGCAGCTTTCAGCACGCGCACAAAATAGGCGGGCATCAAGCTCTCTGCGACGCTGTATTGGTAATCGATCCACACGTCTTCGTAGTTGCAGTAAATCGACGTGCCGTAGAGTTCCCACTCGCGAACTGGACGGTTGCCAACAGCGGAAGAGTTGAAGACAGCGCGCGGAACGCCCAGGATGTCGCCTGGCAGCGCATAGGCATATTTCCACTCGTTGGTTGGAGCCGACGCGAGACGAGCAAGCTTCATCTTCTTCAGCGACCAGCTCCATTCGTATTGCTGAAGGAGAACGTCGCGCACATTGTCGTAGAGGCGATCTGCGGTCTTGGCTGCGTCAGTCTCTTCTGCAAACGACGAGATCGGCGAAGCGCCGAGCATGATCATTGCGTCTGAACAGATTGAGAGTTTTGTATCGCCTGCAGCCATGTGTCACCCATAAGAGGGGAGGGCGGGGATTGCTCCCCGCCCCAGGTCATTAGTCGGTGTCGGTGGCCGAGACGGTCGTGCCATCCGCAATGTCGACGGTCGTGCCGTCGTTTGCGTTCACATACGAGATGACCATCGAAGGGGTGGTCGTGTCGTAGATGAAGATGACGTCGCCGACCTTGAGGATCGACGCGAGCGAGTTGAAGTAACCCGCCGTGTTGATCGTGGCCTGCGTATCAGCCGACTTGTAGGTGTAGATGGACGGGGCGTTGCCAGCCTTGCCGGCAGCGACCGTGTTCCAACCAGTTGCGCTAAAAGCCATCGGTCAGTCCTCCTTAGCTTTCGCGAGTGGTGATCTTGACGATGCCAGCATCGTCAATGTTGATCGCACCAGCGGAGAACATCCCGTTGACCAGGTAGCTGGTCTTTTCGGGGATGTAGTTGATCTCAGACTTCATCGCCATGCCGACAGCGAAGCCGAGAGCGTCGCGGTGGAAGGCATAGCAAGTGCGGTCAAGCGAGCCGTCAATCGGCAGACCACCTTCGCTGCGGTCACCAACAGTCACGAAGGTGAAGCCGAGGTAGGTGTTGATCTCGCCAGCCACCAACGCCTTGACGGTGTTGAAGTCGGCAGAGGTCGCAGCCGTTTCGCCGAGGAGCGACTCGAGCGAGTTCGCATGGATGATCATCGTGCGGCCTTCGGCCGGCACGTTGTTCTTGTCCATGAGAGCCTTCGCGCGACGCAGCTTGGCGACGTTGAGGCCGGTCGTCGCGCCGCCAATGGAGTTGGCGACCGTCAGCGACGTCGAAGAAGCGTTGAGCGCATCCAGGACGAGCTGATCCATGCGGCGACCAATCGCGTTCGACACGACCTGAACGAGTTCACGGCGTTCGTCGAAGTTGATTTTGGCCTGGTGGAAGATGTCCGAGTATTCGGCAGCATTCCAGTCCTGCAGGGTGCAAGTGACCTGGGAGTAGCTGACGTTCATCGGGGTGACGTCGGTCTGCGGGACGCGCAGCGTTGCAGAGCCAGCGCCGATTTTCGGGAACTTAACAGTCGATCCTTCGACGTTGTTGCGCTCACGGGTAAGACCAGCGAGCTGACGCGACGCCTGATAGGCCTGCTTGACCTCAGCGTCGAACAACTGAACGAAGGCATTCGAGACGGCCTGTGCCATGTCTCTCTCCTATGCCTGGTTGAGTTTTGGGTTCGTCGCCTCGGGTAGCCGTAGAACGGGCCTCAGCTTGGGCGGTTACGCCGCCCCCATCGGGCGTTGCCAGAGACGGGCCGCATTGCGGGTATCCATCTGATCGCAAGCAATAACATGAGCGGCTCCACTGTTCAAGCGGCAGCCGCTCCGTATGACGGGTGTACTATTCGGCGTACATTTCCTCGAAAGCCTTCTCGACCTTTCGACGGAACGCAGGATCGCTCTTATAGCGAGGGTCGGCGATCATGGTCTGCAGCTCATCCTTGCTTGGCCGGTCGGCGGTTGATGCGACGTCGGTCGGGATGCGGCGCATATCGCCGTAGAACTCGCGGACCTTCATCAATGCGTTGAGGCCTCGAGCTGTGCCGCCCATGATCTTGAACTCGTCAAAGTCGTCCTGGGACCAGATGCCGCGCTTCACCATGCCCTGTCCCCAGGCAACCATTTCCGAGATCACCTGGTCGGCGTTGGGTCCGAGCTTTTGCTTTTCGGCCTCGACGTTGATCTTGACCTGGCTCTGTTGCTGCATCTGCAGCTCGATGTAGTTTTCCGCCAGTTTCTGGAACGCGGCCTGGGAGACCCCGTTCTCCTTCGCCCAGCTCTTGAAGGAACCGACCAGGGGATCGTCCTCGGTGACGCCCTTGGCCGCCAGGAACGAGACGTCATAGTTCTCCGGCGTCTTGTGGTCGCCGCGCTTGAACTGCTTCTCCAACTCGGAGCGCGCCTTCAGCGCCTCGTCGACGCGGGGTGCGCCATCCTTCCAGAATTTCTCCGGCAGCATCTCATAGTTTGGCTTGCCGTCCTTGTAGAGCGCGCCAGACATCGAGGCGATCCAGGCCTCCGTCCCGCCGTCTCCGGCGGCCTTGGGCGGCTCTGGAGCCTTCTCGACGTGTGAGACGCTCTCGTTCGGTTCCTTGCCGTCTGTGGCCTCCACAGAGGCCCCTGCAAGCAGGCTGTCATCGCTCATAGTTTTGCCCTCTCCATTCTTCGCTCAATTTCCCGCACCAGGCTGTTTTGCCCCTCGCGGGCATAGCCATAGGAAGCGTCTTGTCCAGGCACCCATGACGGCACCTCGATGGTTACCTGGCGCAGCCAGGCAATGACCTGTCGCCCTTCCTCGGTCGAAAAAGTTCGGGCGATCAGGATGTCGATGTCCTGCTTACTGTCCGCCGCCTGGTCTGGCGGCGGCTCAAAAAAATCCCATCCCTCCATGGGTCACCTCATTGTGGCGCTGGTGCCGCGCCCCCAGCCCCCTGGGCCATTTGCATCAACATCGCGGCCTGTTGCTGTTTCTGCATCTCTTCCATCTTTTGCTGATACTCCTGCGGCGTCGCACGCACGCGCGCCGGGATGCCAAGGCTGTCAGCAATATGGTTGGAGATCTCGAGCGGTTTGACGTTCATTGCCGCCTCGGGGCCGAGCTGCGCGGAGAGCTGCGCCCACTGCAGGATCTTCTCGACGTCGCCCATGGCCTGCGCCTGCGCGATGGGGCTGATCGGCACGACCTTGATCTCAAGGCCGTTCACCTTCAGCGGCAGATCAATGAGGCCTTCCTCATCCATGATGGCGAGGGTCTTGGCGACGACCGGGACCATGGTCTCAGTGATGAGGCGGCCGAAGGCTGCGCCCATATTGGTTGCCAGCTCTTTCATGCGCTCGGCGATCTCAGTCGCGCTGCGCGCCGACATGGTGTCTGGCGGCAGGCTGTCATCGAGGAGGATCTTCTTTACGTTCAGGCGCAAGTCCTGGAGGACGAGCTGCGTGACGTTGAAGTCGCCGGAACGGGGCAGGGCCTTCAGGCTCTCACCCTGGGGGCCGCCGTTACGCGCCACCGGGATGATCGCGCCAGGGACGATGCGCACCGTCTGCGGATTAAGGATGCCGTCATCGGCAGCCGTGTAGACCGGCGCAATTGTCAAGCTTGCATTCTTCAGAAGCAGCTCGACTGTCTTGTTCAGCGTCTTGATGTCGGGCAGGGCGGTAACCAACGGCCCACGGCCGTAGCTTTCACCGGCAAGTTTCATGTAGCGCGAAATCACCCAAGGCGAGAATTTCATCGGACGATTGACGATGAAGTCTTTGTCCTTTGCATAGATGACGAAATAGCCCCACTCGCCCTTGCGGTCGTTGTACATAGTCGCTTCGATCAGCTCGACCTCTTCGGTCGGCTTTTCTGAAACCATCCGTTTGAGGTTTGTACTAAGCTCTGCGTCCGGCCAAGTCTGCGTGATCGTCTCGCATTTCATCTTCACCTTGCGGAAGACGTTATCCGGTACCCCTTCGTGGCCTTCTTCAAACGCGATCAGATATTCCGGCACTGGGATGTAACGCAGCGGCTTATCCTTATCGCCTGGCTGGATCATCATGGCCGCAGTGCCGACGCACAGATCAAGCAAGAACTCGCCCATCGCCAGGTCGAAGTTGCTTTGGCGGATCACTGAGAAGAACTTCTCCGAGTAGACATCAAGCGCCGCCTGGGCTTCAACGCGACGATCAAACGGAATGTCCGTGCCAGGCTCAAGACGCATCCAACGCCCATATGGCGGAAAGAGACCAGACTGCACGCGGTTGGCGAAACGCTGCGTTGCATGGATCGCGGTCGAGTCAAAGACCTTCTGCATTTTCTTCTGGCCGCTGACGCCGCCCTCATATGCGCCGTCGTAAAGATTGCGCTGCGGCAGAGCGTACTCATAGCAGTCTTGGTAGAGACCACGCCAATTAAGCTTGCGCGCGTGCGCCTTGTCGGATCGCTTCATAATCTCGGCGAGAGAAAAGGGGTCGGTCTTCATCCAAGCAATCCTCTTGACGTGTTACCGACGCGCGCAGCGATTGCTTGCTCCATGTCGGTGCCGAGTTTTTGTGTCGGGTTCAATTGCTGAATAGCGGGACGCGCTGCCGCCACAGGCGTGTAGGTGACCGAGTTGCCGATAGCCGCGTTCTGCTTTGCTTCAGCGTTTGCTTGCACTTGCGCCTGCGCCTGCGATTGTGACGACGCGGCATTAGCAAGAAGATTGCTCTCGCTGTTCAGATCGATATTGGTCATCAGGTTGTAGACCTGACTGACAGATCGAGGGTTGCCTTCTTTGTCGTAGAAGATTGTCGGGTTGGCGACAGCCTCGGCACTGAAGATCAACGCGGCAGGCGCGTCAGGCTTTTCATCTTTGATCTTGATCATCGACGACGCACCGCCTGCGCCAAGGAACTGCCCGAGGTAAAGCTCACCAGGCGTGACGGCTCGGCCGATGTTGCGCTCCATGACGCCCTTGTTTTCGGTCAGCATCGCGGCCGCCATTACCGACGCCCATTTGGGATCTTTTGGCGATGCGTCTTCAGGCATACCAAGCTGCTTGCCGTAGCGCGTTTTTAGGTAATCCCAGGTTCCATCAATGAACTGAAACAAGCCTTTTGCGCTTGAGCGGCTGTTTTCCGCCGCAGGATTGTATCCGCTCTCTTTGCGCGCAATCGCCATCATCAATGCAGGATCGATGTTGTATGCGTTCGCGGCCGCCGTGATGTTGTCACGGATAGACGCAAGCGTTGGAGGTGGAGCGACGTATCCGCCGCCCTGCGAGAAGAGACGCTGCAATGAGGCTTGCGCCCAGGCAGGAGCCTTCTCGACCGGCTGTCCGGCATATGGCGCTGCAGGATCTGGCCCCCAGAATGTTGCGTTCGGTCGCACATCGACATGGATGACGTTGCCGCTCGAGTAAATGCCGACACCGCGTGCGCCGTTTTGAATGGCCGAGTCGAGAAACTGTCGTTTCTGGTCTTCGCTCCAGCCTCTCACATCAACATCGATGGCATTGCCAAAAATATGCTGCGATCCTTTTGCGCCACCGACCTTGTCATTGCCGAACGGATCGCGATGCGTCGATGTCACAGTGATAGACGGTAGGCCGCTACTCAGCGTGATGCCCTGTAGCATCATGCGCGCCGTAGGGGACAAACGGTCTGGCGTGACGCCTGGAGAGAATTGAAGAGTAGCGGCCATGGCAGATTAGCTGCCCGAGGTGCCAAGCGTCGACGTGCCGCCTGTGCCTGTGGCCGAAGAAGAGCCGAGCGAGGTGCCAGATAGGAGCATACGCATACCGCCGGAAGCGCCAGCGCGAGAGCGGGCAAGCAACGCCGCTTGGCGGTCGCGCTCCTGCTGATCGAGTTTTGCTTGCTGCTCTTTCTGCATTTCGAGCTGCTGCTGCTGCATTGCAATTGCGGCTGAGTTATCGCTGCCGCCGCCAAAAAGTCCGCTCATGGCCTGGTCCTCGCGAGCATGATGTAATCGGAGCCATCAGGTCCGTATGACGTTAGTACACCCTCGCGCTTGAATTTCAAAGCCTCGGCAAATCGCAGCGATAGCTGATTGCTTGCTTTTACTGTGATCTGCAATCGATGCGCTTGCAGATCGCTTTCGATCTGATTGAAGACCGATTGCGCACGCCGGATCGTTGCTATCGGATGACGCTCAACAAGATAGCTGGTGAGCGCCCAGGCTTCCCACACGCCTTGCCAATAGGGCAGAAAGCCCCAGCACATCGCGACGCCTTCGCCTTCGACAATCGCTGAAAAGCAAGGGCCGCGCTGCGTGTAGATTTTGGAGCGCGCAATATAATCTTTGATCGACGCAAAGTGACCTAGCTCATCAGGCCGCAAATCCATAGCCGCGACGTGATGCCAGGTAAAGGGAACGACATCGACCTTCAGCATCAGAACACGTCGAAGTCCGCTGCCGCGATGATCGGGCCACCCCGAGAGCCATAAGGCGTGCGGCCGCGCGTGATATATTTATGCTCACCGCCACCCATCATGCAGTACCCAAACGCATCGCCGACGTGCGAGTGTTCGTTTTTATGCGGGCTGTCCTTAAACCGCTCATGGCCCGCGCCCACCGCCACGCGCTTGAAGTGATAGCCGCCAGCGAGCGCCTTGCGCAGCCGGTGACATTCTCTGTGGACAAGTAGACCAGGGCGACCATTGACCAGACGCTGCATGGGTGCGGCTCCCGCTTCGCGACGCACCATGAAATCATTCGATGCTGTCGGCTGCGCCTTTAGTCCAACAGACTGCAGATGCTCGAACGCTGTCACCTCGAAGATTTCGTCGCGCTTGGCACCGGCAGGGTCGCCCCAGATCAGCGCGCGGCTGGCGCGGAACTTGGTGTTCAGCTCCGACAGCAACATATGCGTGAACCGCTCGAGGCCCATCGAGAACGACACCAGCTCATGCACGACGTGCCAGCGCCCCTCGATGCGCTGCGCAAAGACCGCCGCAGGCGTCAGACCAAAGTCGAGGCCGATGTGAACCTCTTCGCCTTCGGTGATCCGCAGATCGTCGACCATCGTCGAGTCGTCATATTCAGACCAGACAGGTCGACCCTCCTGCACATAGACATATTCGCCCTGGGCATAACACCTGATCCAATCGAGGTTCTTACCCGCGAGCTGTTGCGCATAATAACCAGGCGGCAAGTTGTTGACGTTCTCGGCGTGCGGGTTTTCCATCCAATGCTTGCCCGCAGAAAAGATTGTCTGGCCTTCTTCGCCCTCGATAGTGTCGATCACGCCGCCAGGCTGTTTGAAAAACGTCCAGCGATACGGACCCCTGATCGGCTCCTTCTCAGCGACCTTGTACCACCAATGGTCGTCGTCCATCGGGTTGGTGTCCATCCAGATGCCGCGCCACGTCGGGCCGCCATGCTGCTTTGTCGGGAAGCGACCGACGCGATGCGTCAGGCCATCGATCACAGCCTTCGGCAGTTCGCGCGCCTCATTGACCCATGCGCCGGTCAGCTCGAGTGAGAGAAGCTTGCGCACGTCCTTGGGCTGATCGAGCGCAAGGAAAATCACCTCGCAATCAATGCCAGGCACGCCAGGTCGAGGCGGCAGCTTGATGTGATGCGTGATTGGCGGCGACCACCGCATTGGACCCCACACGTTCTCAGGGAACAGCTCAGCCCAAGTCTTGATCGTCGTCGTGCGCAGTTCGGGATAGCTGTTGCGCACAATCACAAAACGCGAGTACCGCACATTGTCGATCGGCGATGGTTTCTGTTTAACGGCGCGCAGGATGATCTCGGCGGCGCTTGCATATGACTTGCCAGAGCCGACAGGCCCCAACAATCCGCGCACAAAGCTATCATCATTGAGAAACCGCCACACAGTCGGCGAGCGCGAGAAGTCGAGATCGAGGCCTTGCAGCGCCTCCTGATCTGCAGTGCCTTGGCGCTTGCCGCGTGGCGAGCGATCCGTCGCGCGGTTAGTGCGTGCCACTGATGATCTCCTTCAAGCGCGCCTTGCCTTCGCCGTCGATGAAGTAGCCGGTGGAGTGAATGGTCCTTATCTTAACACCATGAGGCTTCATTCGCTTGCGAAGCTTAAAGATCGCAACCTTAGCCCGAGAATACATATCTCCGTCGCACGGGTCGCCGCGATCCATCTGCGCCCATTCGCTCAAAACGCGTTCAACGTATTCGTGCGACGCAACCTCCCTGATGTAGAGAGCGTTCAGCAACGCGCGCTGTTGCGGCGTCAGATCAAGCTTCACAAATGGGTTCTCAAGAGGCATCAGCGCCTTGCGCAACTGGATATTCTCTTCTTCCAACAACGCGATCTTTTCGCGCAATTCGTGTTCAATCGTCTGCATCACACGTTCCCCAAAGTTCCGACAAGCTTTGCTCATTGCGCCCTGCGCGATTTCAGCAAGCCGTCGATCTGCTTCTTCCATTGACCAGTTGAACACCGGCAGCTCATCACCCATCTGCAGCCGCGCAATTGCGCGATAGCTGTTGTTCATTTGCTCGAGAGCCTTGATCATGTCGGCGCGCGTCATGTCTTTGATGCGTTTGCCGTTGCACGCAGCCAGCTTCATTCTTTCCTCATCGCGTCATCAGCCACGCCGCGATAGTTCGCCGGATGCACGCCGTCTTTTGTCTTGAAAGCGCGAAGCTCAACCATCTCATCGCCAAATGCGTCAGCAACGCGCCGAACCGCGCCGCCCGCATAAGAGTGATATGGGACAATCCAGGTCACACGTTTGGCGTTTGTACTTGCGCGTACCTTCCGCAAATTGCGCAACAACTCCGGATCAAACGGATCATTGCTGCCAAGCGAGATGATAACGTGATCCGCGCTGACGCGCTTGATGATCGCTGCCTGCGTCGACGTTGCACGACCAACTTGAGCCGTCACCTTGCACGGTGTGTAAGGCGCGATGCCAACGCCGATGCTATCCCCGATGATGAGGCAGTCGATCATAGCTTGTCGTCCTCTTGCAGCGCGGTCTCTGCCCACCAGGCTAGATCTTCCGCATCTGACCGCTTTGAGTTTGCGATCTCAAACAATCGACCGCGCAAGTTGTCGATGCGGATCTCGAGGCCATAGATCTCGTCCTCAAGCATCTCGATGCGGTGCATCAGCTTTGCGTTGTCGTTGGCTGCCTCTTCGCTGCCAGCGACACGTTGGGTATCAACCTCACGTCCGTGTTGGGCCATGTCCACAATTCCCCTGTTGCATCGTCAGCCACTACCCACAACAGATCATGCTCTTCGCCGTAATCGATGACGAAGTGACAAAGGCCAATGCCCTTGGGCGTCTTCATCCAGATCGTCGGACGCAATTGCACAATCATCGCGGCTCACCATTGATGGCCGCCTTACGCAACGCACGCGCAATATCGTCAGCCAGCTTTCTCGCCTGGCTGCCTTTCAACGTGTAGATCCCCTTCAGCATCGCGGTCGCTTGCTGATACGCCCAGTCGCCCTTCGGCATCGGAGCGTTGGTCGGAAAGGGATGATGGACCGCGCAAGTTGATCCCAACGAGGCTTGGCCGCTTGTCTTGATCGTCGTCTCCATTGAGCAAACCCTCCACCTTCGCCAAAACACGCAACGCCGACAGCTTGTCGTGCATCTCAACCTCGATCTGGTTGCCATGCTCCATCGGCGTCACCTTGATCTTCTTGATCGAGCGACGCGCACGCTCAGAGAGCTGATCGCTGGGGATGACCTCAACGGTCGCGTTTCCTCGATTGTCGACGGTCCACGACACGACATCAGTGATCTGCGCCGCGCCAATTGCCTCCAGCTCCTGGCGAACAGCCTCTCGCTTCTCGGTGTTGGCCGACTGAATGTCGCGGCGCGCCTGTCGTGTGGTGAGAGCCATCAGTCGACTCCGCGAGATGCATCGCGCGTCGGGAAAATCACGCGCACGCCATTGATCAGGACCGTCAGCTCGCCCTCCACAAGCTCGGTGGGAGCCTCCATCGGCAGCCCAGCACGGATCACCAAGACCATGCCGTCTTCCCAGGTCGGAAAGGTGATTGCTGGCTTGCCAAACCCGTAGAGCTGGCAAGCGTCGAGCAACTCGTCGATGGCGTCACAAAGCGGGTGCATCGGGAGCCTCCTGGCGGACAGGAGCAAACTTGGCAGCCAGCGCCGCGATCTCAGCCTCGACGACGGCGGCCTGGACGCTCGAGGCTAGTTGATGGCGAGCCAGGCGCGCATAGCCCTCGACGTCGCACCAATGCTCATCGACCGGGCGGCCCGACACGATGCGCGCGATCTTCACCGCCAGCATCTCCAGGCTCTCTTGATGCTCGGCAGGCAGCTCGCTGAAACCGACGCCGCAGCGGATGATCCGCTTCAGCTCCTGGGACAGCCTGGCGACCTGGGCATAGCTGCCGTGCGTGTTGGCGCGGTCGGCAAGCAAGTCGTTCGTGTAGTCAGTCATCACACCCTCCGTTTGATAATTGTACGTTTATTTATGTTTCGCGATCATTGTACAAGATTCAAAAGGTACGGTTGACCCAGATTGAGGAAAAATTTTGCGGGACGGCCCCCACGCGGGGGCAGCGGGGCGGGGGGGGCAAAGGTGCCTTCCGGGCCGGACGACTCATTTTGGTGCGCTTGCCCCACTTTTTGCGCGTTCCTTCCCCTGTTTTGGCGCTTGTACAACAGACTCACGGACGTTTGACGTTTGTACACCGGCCAACAAGACGGCCGAAACCTCCGCGAAACTCGGCACGCCGCGCCTCTCGGCGGCCAGCGCCCTGGTCATTGCCTCGGCCTGCCGCCTGGTCGCCGTCGGATCAACGCCTGCCTCGGCCAGGGCCATCGCCGGACCCGCCGCCACCTCGGCCGGTCGCCAGCCGGCAGCCGCCTCGACGCCAGCGCGGAAGGCCTCGACGTGCTTGCGAGTATCTATGTGATCGACGACCGTCCCTCGCGCGCCCGATCCTTCTGTCGTGATGTCTCGGTCCTCTATGGGCTGCAACAGGTTCGCGTCCCGCACTTCTTCCCAGGTCGGCACAGGCTCGTCACCTCGCCACAGAAGCTGGTAGCGGTTCGAGTGACCCCACTTGCCGGCCTTCTGGTCATAGTCGTTCGGGTTGAGCTGGCGGACATATCCCGCATCGATAAGCCGGTCGACCGACGCCATGACCGTATTGTTCTCGACGCCTGAGACATCGGCCAATGTCCTGACGGACGGCCAGCATACGCCAGCCCGGTTGGCGAAATGGCCGAGAGCGCCCAACACTCGGCGGTCGGTGTCCTTCATCTTTTTGTCGGCGAGGCACCTCACCGGCACCACACAGAACGGTCGCTTCTCACCGGGTTGATCAAAACGGGATGTCATCGTTCAGCTCCTTTGATAGGGGCGAGATCGGCTTCTCGACGGTCGCGCCAGGCCATTGCTTCTTGACCGCGTTCAGGAGGGGCAGGGACGCCACCAGACGGCCGATCTCTTCCAGGGTATAGGTGACCACATTCGGGTCTTTGTCGGCCCTGTACGCCCTCTCAGGCCACGTCCTGACGATCTGCAGTGTCCGCCCATCCTCGAGCGGCGTCTGCCATATGTCGGCGGCAAGAGGGTGAGCGCCGAGGCCTTGCGCCTCAACAACAAGTCGGTCGATGCCGATGACCAGGTTGTCGACCAGGCGTCGCACCTTGTCCGCATCGCCGTCATGGATCGCCTGGTTCAGCGCATCGACGGCCCGCCACCATTTGCGCCTGGTCTCGTCGCTGACCAGGTACGGCAAACGGTCGACGCCCCACACCTTCTCGACCTCGATGATCTTGTGGTCATAGTCCCACAGCACCGACTGCATGATGTCGTGGGTGATCCAATCACCGCTCGACCTGATCGACCATTGGTCGGGCTTCTCCGGTTTGGGCGCGACGCCCTGTTTGCTTCTCATCTTTGCCACACCCCACTTGCCATGCCCCGCCGTGCCACGCCCCACCCCACACCCCTATAGGGGTGGTGGTGTGGCAGGGCATTTGCCACACCTGCCACACGTTGCCCCGCCACACCTTCAAAGGTGTGGCAGATCAGTCTGTCGCGAACTCTCCGACCTCGATGAAGGTGCGCGGCATCCGCTTGCTGTCCTTGCCTTCGACCTCGATGAACATCCCGGTCGCGGTCCATGTCTTGATCAGCGCAGCGACCTTCGCTTTGCCGGCTTTCGATGTCGTGTCGACCTTGATCGCGCGGCCGATGGGATGCCCGACCCAATCCTTTGCCTGGGTGTCGGCGCGCCATGGTCCGCCTGCCTGGACGGCTCGCTGCGCAGCCCGCAGCATATCGACCGAGACATCGGCGAGCGGGTCCGGCCATTCCCATTGCGTGACGACGCCGACGACGTCACCATCTGTGCCGCCTGGTCCATTGCCGAGCGGCACGCCGACCAGGTGATACCAGGTCGCCTTGTCCGATGGCGGGGCGAGGTTGGCCTTGCCATTGTCGACGCGGAAATAGGATCGGCGGTTGTCGACGCCTGCCTTTGTCGCCTCGGCGTCTGTCATCTGATTGAAGGCTCGAGCTGATCTCGCTGCGGAGGCGAGGGCTGACGCGCCTCGGCCATCCTCGACGCTGACCTCATTGCCGCCTGTCTTGCGGCTGTGATGCACCAGGTTGATGCTGCAGCCGGTGAGATCGGCGATGTGCGACCAGGTCTTGGCGACCCGCTCGATGGCGTTGTTGTCGTTCTCGCTGACCTGATGGGTCGAGACGAAGGGGTCGAGCGTCATCACATCGATCTTGTGGCGGCGGATGGCGTCGACCACGGCCTCGACCACAGGCTCCTGGATCAGCGCGCCGTCCCTGGTCTGCACGCCGACCACGATCGGCTGCGATCGGCCGCTGTCGAGAAACAAGTTGTCGCCGATGTCCTCTGGCGTGATGCGGTGATAGGCCATGGTCGCGACGACGCGCCGGTTGATCTCGTCCATGGGGTCTTCGCCGTTGAAGTACCAAACGCGACCGCGCTCATGGACCCGCTCGCCCAGGATGGTCTTGCCGCTGGCGATGGCGAGAGCCTCGGCAATCACCAGGGTCGACTTGCCGACGCCGCCTGGCGCGACGTCCAAGCTGACGAACTTGCGGATGTAATGCGTGCCATAGATGAACCGACGCACCGGGATTTGCCTCGGGTCCATCGCGCGGAACGGGGTCGCATCGATGGTCGCCTGGCGCTCGGTCGCCACCGGCTCCGGCGGCAGCGGTTCCGCCTGCAGCGGATCATAGATCGGCGTCTGCTTCACCAGCTCGGTGAGCTGATCGCGCGTGCCGCCATCGATCAACCAATCGACCACGTCGCCCTTCTTGGGCAAGCCTGGCAGGCGCAGGATGCGGATCGACTTTGCGGTGCCGGTGAGACTGTCCGCCACGGTCCTGGCGTGACGCTCGCCTGGCTCGTCGTTGTCGGGCAGGATGATGACCTGGCGGCCACGGAAATGCTCGGTGAGCGGGGGCCACCACTTGGTCGCGCCGCCATGATTAGTGGTGGCGATCAGGCCGAGACGCGCCACCGCATCGGCAGCCTTTTCGCCCTCGCAAATGAACACCGGCTGCGTGGAGGCTGCCAGCTCATGCAGCCTGTAGGGCAGGGCTGTGACGCCTGCCATGCCCCACATGGGCTGGCCGGTGGCCTCATCGATGCGCCGCTGCCGATAGGTCTTGCCGTTCTTGTCGTCGATGCGGATCACCTGGTAGCGGATCGCGCCGTCCTGGTCGGTGTAATCGTAGACGGTCTCGCGGCGCTCGATCTTCTCGGCCTTCGGCATCCCGAACTGTTCAAGCCGGTCGACGACCGATGCGGTTGGCTCCATGTATTTGATCAGGTCGGCAGCCCCGCCGCCGACATTTGCTTCATGGTCGAACCAGGTGCCTTTGACCAGGTCGACCGACTTGCTGCCATGCGTGCCAAAGCGCAGCTCCTTGTCGGGCGTCGACAGTGAGTTGTTGGGCAGACCGAAATAATGCAGCGCGACCGCCGCGATGATGTTCTTGTAGTCCTGCATGGTAGCCCGCGATGAAAGTTAAGCAGGGGCCGCAGCCCCTGCGAGTGCATCCCTGATCAGGCGAAGGAGATGTCTTCATCGACAGGCGCGGGAGGCGGCGCTTTCTTTGCGGGTGCGGGGGCAGGGGCAGGGGCTGGCGCTTCGGCCTTGTCTTCCGTTCCCCACGGCACGCTGTCGCGTGCGACCCACTTGACGAGCTGGAACTTCGGCACGCGGGTGTTGCCCTTGCCGACCTTGAGCGCCGTCGAGCCGGTGTATTTGCACACCGGAACCTTGCCGGCGTTCTCGTCCTTCTGGCTCCAGATCGCCTCAAAAATTTCATCGAAGCCGATCACCGGGCCGGTGCCGGTCGACGACCATTCGACCGTGCCGATGCCCTTGGCGAAGAACGAGATCGAGAACCCGCGCTTGTGTTCGCTCGATGGCTGCTTGCCTGCAACGCCCAGGCG